CGTTCAGCGGCTTCTTTCTTTTCTGGCGTCTCTCTACCAAGGATTTCCGTCCGCACAGGCCCACGGGCCGGGAACGTCTCCATCATGGTCTCAGCTTGAAATTTGACGAGAGCCTCCGAGAGGAGGGGATGGTATACACCGCACGCACCGGGCCAAGGCTCAGTCCGGTCATCAACCTTCATACCAAGCAACTCAAGACCATCTACATAAGTCTGCATCCAGTCTTTACGACTACTAATGTCTTCTTCGAACTCACCTAGCAGGTCACCGGCAAGCTCTGTAAGCGCGCCTTCATCCATATCCTCGGCAAGGTTTTCAGCAAACTCGTCTTCTTCCTCAGCGTCAGGATCAATTTCGATCTCCATGTCGCCTGAGCGAATGGTTACTTCCTCTGGGTCTTCTATTACGATTTCAATATCAAGACCTTCATCCGTATCCGGTGAGTCTAAATCTAAACCTATAGGTGCTTGGTTAAGCGACTTGTCGATGTCCATTAGTAATACCCCTGATTGCGATTACTCTTGAAATACTTGATTTCTTCGGGTTCGTCTAGGTTGGTTGTAATATATCCACCCCTGCGGAAACGGTGCAAAGCCATAGACACAGTATCGACATAGTCATCGTGCGAACCAGCTGGAAATTCAGCTACTTCGTCAATCACTTCTTCTGCCCACCGAGAAGCAGGTGCCCACACCCGTCCAGACGCAAATATGTCTGCTACAGCATTCAACCGGGAGATTTTGTCGTTCCCCCGTGTAGGTGTAAACTCTTGTACCGGTATCCCCATGGCCCTCATCTCGTAGATCAAAGGCGCACCGGAAGCCTTCTTTTCTATGATGACGCTGTCTGGTTCCCAATCTCTGTACTCCTCGATAGCCACCCGCTTTAGTTCAGGAAACTCCATGCGGTCACGGAAAGCATTTAGCAGGATAATGTTAGCTTGCTCGTTGCCAGCGTCGTCGGGATGGTAAAACACGCCCCAAGTCGTGCACGCTGAATAGTCGGCACGCTGCGTCTTTTCAAAAGCCGTATCCCATGATTGAAGAATGAAATCACACTTGGGTGGTGTGTCGCTATCCCAATCCATCCACCACTCACGTTTGACAATAGCGGCGCTTTCCGAAATCGGATTCTGCTGATACTGCGCCATCCACTTTGAGTTAGGGACGTCGCGCTTGACTTTTTCTAACTCGCTTAACGGCCAGAACTCAGGCCATAGTGGCTTGTCAGACGGAAGAATCGCTGGAAATTCAATGACTTCCCACTCATCAAAGCTGTCGTTGGCTAACGCATCTTTAAGTATCTGCCCTGTCAAGTCACGCTTCGACCAGCGCGTCATCACGATGACGATAGCCCCACCCGGCTGGAGACGCTGACGCGGCCCAGATGTATACCACTCATAGGTCTTGTCGTAGATGTCTGGGTTTGTTTCTGCGATAGCAGCTTCCTGCTCGGAGTGCGGGTCATCAATAATGAGGACGTCAGCCCCCTTACCGGTTACGGCACCCCCGATCCCGATAGCGAAGTAATCACCCCCCTTCGAAGTATTCCAGCGGCCAGCAGCTTTGCTGTCAGACGCGAGGCTTAGGTCTGGGAATATGTTGTGATATACTTCTGTGTCAACGAGGTTACGAACTTTACGTCCAAAGCCTACTGCAAGCTCAGCCGTATGGGAACATTGGATAATCTTTTTATGGGGGTACTTGCCGAGGAACCATGCAGGTAGCAAGTAAGAGGCGAACTCCGACTTAGTGTGTCGCGGTGGCATATTAATAATGAGCCGTTTGCACTCACCACGAGCAACGCGTTCGAAGGCATCTGCCATTTTTGCATGGTGTCTCCCCGCAATAAACGACGGCCATACGGCCTCTACAAACTTAATGAACCGATCTTGACTCAGCTTGCGACTCTTAAGCTCCTGTAGCTTTTCAAGCTCAGCAAGCAGTATCTCCTGCTCGTGCAGCGGCAGCTTATGTAATATCTTGGGGATATCGGTAAGTGATATACTCACTCCGCATCCTCCTCTTCCTGTACAGGTTCCTGTACGTCTTCATCTTCAATCTCGGTAAACTCACCGTCGATTATAGCGATGCCCAACTCCTCGTCGAGGTCCATACCCAACGGGATAATGTCGATGATATCAGCATTAAGCAGGCGCTTGACCCGCTCTTTGATAGCCTTCTCAAGTGCATCTGGGCTGTTGTAATTAATGTTAATCTCGCTACGCTCAGTAAACAACCCGATATCTGAGTGCTTTCCTAGTAGCTCAATAGCCTTAAGCTCATGCTTGGTATCACCACAATCCGCTATCTCTAGCAGCTTATTGGTAAGAGCGACACGCACTTGGGCAGCATCGACAGCCATACTTTTACCGTATTCCTGCAAAAACCCACGAGCAGCCGTTGCCGCCATGGGTGTACGCAGTGCCGAAGCTTTCTTGTCCTGAATAGCGTCTTTGATGAGCTTCTTCTCGCGCTCAAAGTCCGCTTCGTCTACCTCTAGGGGTGCACCTAACTGCTCAAGCAGTTCTGCCGTCATTGACGTAATAGCAACCTCGTCCATAAAGGTGACGGGTTTATCCTCATCCGTAGAGTACGGGATGGGGTGGTTGGTACTAGGTTCGATTTTGATCACAGGCATGTAGCGCAGCGTCCGGTTTGAGGGAGCAGGTGGCCCTTATACGTTCGCTAGTATGAGTAGTAAAGAACTTTTAATCCTTATGTGTTAAACCACTACGCTCGTAGGTCTTTCTCCTGTGGCAGTTAGAGCAGCGCACCTCACACTTAGCGATCTCGGCATTTAGCTTTTTCATACTGACACCTTTGCGGGCAGCGTCTGATATGTTGAAGTCTTTACTGTGTAGGTGGTCGAACTCAAGCACGATGGCATCTGTTTCCCCACAGTCTACGCAAGGATTAGCTTTGAGGTGGGCAGTTATATGTGCGCGTATACGCGCTCGAACTATTTTGCTGGTTTCTTTAGCCTTAGCAATAACGTGGTCACGGTTTCTCTCGTAGTGCCTGCGGCTCGCTTCCCTCTGCTTTATTGGGTCGTTCAACGGCATGGGTGGGGTCTATACCACGGAAGTGTCAGATTTATGAAGGGAAAAGGGGGTGGGGGTGGCAATGACTGCGGAGAAACACCACCCCCGGCTTCGAGGGAGGAAGCCATAAATATAATAATACCACGTATCTGAACAGTGTCAAGGTACCATACATGGGGGGTGTTTGTATATAAGGTGCCGGGGAAACGGTGGCTGGAAAAAATAGGGGGTGGGGGGTCTGTTTGTGGTTTCGATGACGGGGGGTATATTAATAAATCCGAAAACGGATTTAACTTCGGATTTTCGGGGTAGTGACAAGTTTTTTTAAAAACGCGTGATCTTTTGAGCATAATAGTAAGTACACGCGCGTAGCGTGAACCTATCTGCCACAGCGGGGGTCGGGGTATGGTGGGGTCAAGCGTTGCACGTGCAACGGATACCCAGCCCTATGTTACCAAAACCCTAGGGTTTCTGCGGGTTTCAGAGCCTGACACAATTAGACGTTGTTCGTTTTATCAACCTAAGCCATAACAAAAGGGTCGAAAGCATCCGCCTAGACAACACTTGTCATATTGGAGAATAACATGACAACACGTAAAGTAAACGCTGCCAAAGCAGCATCCGCCGCAACTACTGTTGCATCCGTTCAACCTGCTGTTGCATCAATTGAGATATGCAACACGTTTGACCATTCCGCTATCATTACGGAATTGGGCAATGCCGAAAGCGCACAAGAACGGATGCTTATCCTTTCCAAGCGCACGTTAGGTGAAGTTGCTGCTGTTGCAGGTCGCGTTGCCAACATGGGGGAGAGCGTAAACGAAACGCTCAACATCAAGCTATGCGAGAAGCACGGCGCGGATTGGGTCAAGATTGCTAAGGCATTGCCAGTCGATTTGTCCGAAGCCGATAAAACGCGGAAAAAGGCAATCACTGCATCGCTGGAAAACATCCGCGAAACAATCCAAGCCAATAGCGGCGGCGACAAAGCCAAGGCGCGCAACATTATCCACCGCGTCAAGGAATGGGGCGCTGGCAAGCGCACTAGCAAGTTGTCCAATCCTAAAGCTAACACGAAACGCGGGATGCGCGAGTATCTGCTTTCATGGGATGTTATGCCCAGCATCTATCGTCGTATCAGTAAAGACGAAGATGCAGGCGATAACGAGATGGCGCTTAGCGATGCCATCGCGGCTTACTTCACAGCCAACAAAATCCTGCCACGTGCCGTGCTTGATTGCACTGGCGAAGCGGCTTGGAAAGTATCGTAACACTAACGGGAGAGCGGCATGCCGCTCTCCCTATCTTTTGGAGAAAATGATATGTCTATGGTTTATCTAGCTAACGTTCAAAGCATCGCAACTGAACGTGGTATCAACTTCTACACACCTCACTGCCACGTGGCAGTCTACTATCCTAGCGATAACAGTCCTAGCTATATGGCATGGGATTTTTCCCGCGATGGCAAAGCACCGCACGCAAAGGCGTTCTTTGGTTCATTCGCAAACGCAATGGACAAGGCAGCGGAATGGCTTAGACGAGCCGAACCCGCTTAATCGCATCACCCCATCGACTTCGGTCGGTGGGGTTTTTTTTGTGTCCGCAATCTGCGTCCCCGTGAC